AACGATCAGGCAGCGCTGCCTCGAGTGATCGCATCATTAAGAGGATCGAGATCTTCAGTGGTCCAGTAGGTCTTGGCCACCATAATCTGGAGGTGCTCGACGTTGCGTGAAACAGTGTCTGTTTCTTCTTCAGTACGGCTAGACAGATCCATCAAGTCGTTGATGAGGGTGACGGAGTCAAGAGCTGCAGAGTAGTGCTGTGCAATCTCGGCAGCGGAGGGGGCTTCAGAGGACATGATATCGAGAAGTGAATTTAGATGCCTGCAGCATCCAGTCTAGCCTTGAGTGCAACATTTTCGGCCGACAGATCTTGCACTGCCTTGACTAGGACGGGGATAAGTCGCCCGTAGGCAGCCTCAAGGCGGTCAGGATTAGAATCCATAACCATCTTCAGGTATTCAGCATCAGAGGTAGACTGGGCAGATTGCAGATCTTGGGCAATAAAACCAGCATCGTAAGTACCATCTTTACCGTTACCATCACGGGTGTCCCATTTGAATTTAACGGGACGGAGAGTATCAATAAAGTCAAGACCCAAAGGCAGATCTTCTACTTCAGTCTTATCACGACCATCAGACAGGCTGCTAATTGTTTGAGTGGCACAACGCAGCGTAGAAATAGTATTGTTGCCTAACGTAATCTCACCGCTTGCTGTGGCAGAACTTGCGTTGGATTTGTATCCAATACAAGTAACATTTCCCCCCGTGGTAATGTTGGCCCCGGCTTCACGACCAATACATGTATTGAATTCTCCAGTGGTGATTGAGTTACCAGCAGACGATCCAACGCCAGTGTTGTAATTAGGTGTAGTAACGCTTTGAAGCGCACTTGCACCGACTGCAACGTGTGCAGCGCCTGTGGTGCAGGCCCCAAGTGCGTCACGCCCCACGGCAACATTGTTAGACGCTGTTGTATTTGCATCAAGAGCGTTTTTACCAACAGCAGTGTTAAATGTACCCGAAGTATTTGCTTTCAGTGCTTGATAACCAACAGCAGTGTTGCTACTACCATCACAATCTTCAAGGGCTTCAGCGCCAACAGCAACACAATGGATAAAACCACTGCCATCTCTCATGGCTGCGTCACCAATAGCAGTGTTTTGACCACCAGTCGTACTGGTTTGCATGGCTTTGTAGCCGACCGCAACGTTATTGTTTTGCGTATGAGATGTCAACGCGTTGTAACCGATAGCCACGTTCCCAGAGACCGCTGTACCTGCATCAAGAGCATACGCACCAACAACAGCGTTTGAGTGCCCAGTAGTATTTGCAAGCATCGCAGACCTACCCACCGCAGTGTTGTTACTTGCGGTGGTATTTGCCCCGAGCGCAGCAACGCCACAAGCAGTGTTGCCATCACCAGTTGTGGCTGCATCAAGCGCAAAGGCTCCAAAACCAGCGTTATTGTCCCCAGTAGTGTTTGCTTGGAGAGTGTCTTTACCAACTGCGGTGTTGTTAACGCCTGTAGTGTTTTGACCAAGGGCTTCTGCGCCAACAGCAGTGCAATCAGTTGCAGTGGTGCTTGCGTCAAGAGCAAGTGCGCCAATAGCAGTATTATTTGTGCCAGTGGTGTTCGAAAAAAGAGCCTCGTCACCAACAGCTGTATTGTTAGAACCAGTAGTGGTTGCACCTAAAGCGTCAAATCCAACAGCAGTGTTGTTATCGGCCGTTGTATTTGCATCAAGCGCCCGCGAACCGACAGCAGTGTTTTGCGTGCCAGTAGTATTATTTTGCAGTGCAAGATAGCCGACAGCGCTGTTGTTATCTGCTGTTGTGTTTGATATAAGTGCTGCTTTTCCAACAGCAGTATTGTTAGTACCTGTTGTATTGTCCGCCAATGCATTACTGCCAAATGCACTATTGTCATCAGCAGTTGTATTACTGCCTAAGGCGGTTTGACCAAAAGCACAGTTATGGTTGCCCGTTGTATTTGCGTCAAGCGCAACGTTGCCAAGTGCGCTATTAAAATTGCCACTGGTGTTTTCTTCTAGGGCTTGGTAACCAACAGCGGTGTTGCTGCCACCAGTGTTTTTTTGAAGAGCTTCTGCGCCAACAGCAGTGTTGTGGTCGCCAGTGGTGTTCTCGCCAAGGGCAAGACGACCAAGAGCAGTGTTGTGGTGCCCAGTGGTGTTTGAAACTCCTGCACTATCACCAACGAATACGCAGTTATACCCTGTAGTAGTATCTCTGCCTGCTGCTGCACCGACAGCAGTGTTTTGCGTGCCAGTAGTGTTTGCGCTCAAAGAGTTGTATCCGCAAGCAGTGTTGTTATTTGCTGTTGTATTTGCATCAAGAGCGCTTGCACCGACAGCAACATTGCTGTTACCAGTTGTGTTAGCTGTTAGCGCTGCATTTCCGATTCCGGTATTGTTGTTTGCAGTAGTGTTTGCTTCTAGTGCCCTGAATCCGATCGCAATATTATTACCACCTGTTGTATTCGCTTCTAATGCTTCTTGACCAAATGCACAGTTAAAACTAGCAGTGGTTGTGTTTTCCCCAGCTAATGTACCAAAGAAATTATTATTAGATCCTGTTGTAACTGATTTTCCTGCATCTTTGCCAAGGGCGTTGTTACTATTTCCAGTAGTGTTAGATTCCAGAGCACTTTTGCCGACAGCGGTGTTATTACTTGAAGTAGTGCTTAACGCCAATGCATCTTTTCCAATCGCGACATTTGCAGCGCCAGTGGTGTTTGTTTTTAGGCAGTCATAACCAATGGCAACATTGTCGCTTGCTGTTGTATTTGAATCAAGAGCATTAGCGCCAACAGCAACGTTTTGCCCGCCAGTGGTGTTTACTTCTAAAGCAGAATCTCCAACAGCAGTATTGTTAGAGCCTGTTGTATTTGAAGTAAGCGCGTCAAAACCAACCGCTACGTTGTCATTTGCCGTGGTAGTTGCATTAAGAGCGTCTGATCCAACGGCAACGTTATTGTCTCCCGTAGTAAGAGTAGACAAAGTGTTTGAACCAACTGCAGTATTTCTGAAACCTTCTGTACAAGCGGTGAGGGCTTCGTCACCAATAGCGGTGTTGTTGTTGCCAGTAGTGTTCGCGTCTAGCGCGTTGTTGCCAACAACCGTGTTGCTCGCAACGCTGCCTAATCCGCGACCAACACTGACTCCATGAATCAGAGCGTCTCCACCGTCAACATCGAGAAGTGCTGATGGAGACGCAGTAGAGATACCAACCCTGTCGTTACCTGCATCAATGTGAAGAAGGTTGGCATCACCATTACCTTCTACGCGGAAATCTAAATCATTAGAAGCGTCATTGAATACAATTTCAGAACTTCCAAACGAAGCACGCTCGACACCGCCGGTCGTAATAATTAGTTCATCACTTGCGGGGCGTGCCAGACCTGTGTTTGTGTCCGAGACAAAAAATATGCTGGGGCTGGCAGCAGACCCGTCACCAAAACCGCTACTCAGGCCTGTGGAGCTGAACACACCGACTTCAGTACCAGCGCAAGCAATACCGATTTCATTGGCTGCTTTTGAGAAGAAGCCCGTATCCTTGTCCGTGGAGAAGGTAATCGAGGGCGCAGCGACACTGCCCGCAGGAAAATCAACACCTACATTGACATAATCGGCACCAGCTAAAACAACACCAAAGAAAGATGCACTGCCTGCAGGAGCAGAGCTGAAAACAATATTATTTCCAGATAAGTTAAAACCTGATGAACCTGTCGGATCAGGCTCCTGAATAACACCAGCAACTGAGATCAGACACTGCTGAGGATTAATAGGAAAGGGAACCGGAACAGCGCCGTTTACATTGAGAGTAAAACTCGTTTGAGAGCCATCGAAATCACCGCTAATATCATCAATGATCAGATAACTTTGGAAAGCTACCTCAAGGTCGTTACCGATGTAAGCCATTTAAATTCCTTACAGACTAGGCTGGACAGGCCAACTAATATCTTCTAATCTAGCAGCCTGATAAGTTTGAGGAAGATCACGAAGTGCTTGTCTATATGCAGCCCAAGCAGCTTGATCAATAGTCGAACCTGGGGTCATTACCCAATCGGTCGAACGTAAAAGGGCATCTCTTTTCTGCCTTACAACACGCCATGATGTATCTTCTTGGGCAAGAATTGCAACGGGATTAAGAAGAGCCTCA